TATTAGCTGTCATGTACTGTTTGAGCTGATCTTTCAATCCGTCAATGATTGCGGCTGTTTCTTCAGCCATCCTGTTATACTGTGCCAACTGTGCCATAATTTCGTTAATGTTTGTCATGATCTTGTTCTCCTATTCTTTAAAATCTGTTTGTGGTTTCTTGCCGGTATTAAGGGACCGGCGGCCCTTTGGTTTTTAGTGTTCATTAAAGGCTATTGTTTCGCCCTTCTTAAGCTGCCAGCAGCCAACGCCGCGACAAGCGCACTCTGTACAGTTACCACCGCAAATTTTGTATTCCGGTTTCGGCTCGTGGCCTTTAAGAATAACCGCGGCCGTCGGTAGGTTGTGCGGATTGTCTATAATCGCGCCGTCAAACGGCAGTGAAAAGATCAAATGAAGGTTTGAAGGCTTTTTGTGGCTGTTAAAATACTCGTTTACGTCCTCATAATTTTTGGTGAATGCTAAAAACTGAGTGCCTTTAAGCTCACGGGCGATCTTTACCATACGATCGAGATAGTCAATATCTACAATGTCACCGGAAACATGAAACCTGAAAAACCTTGTTACCATTGCGGCGGCCTTTACTTGTGTGAAATAGCTGTCGCGGTCCTCATTTAAGATCTGAAGATTGCGGTCCCAGGCCTCGCGGACCGTCTTATAAATCCGGGCCAGCTTTGCGGCGTAGCACTTTTTTGAGCAGCTCGCGCAATTCTTACAAGTTACGATCGGCGGCAGCGATACCGACGGGATAGGGCCCATCTTTGAATTCCCATTGCTGATTGATACTTTCATAAATTTTGTTGTCATGATTTTGTCTCCTTTTCATTTTTTTTGTGGTTGGTGTCATGGTGTCATGTCCTTTCGACAGTGACATCATATCATGGTGTCATGACATACGTCAAGCACTTTTTTAAAAAAATTTTCAAAAATCATGACGTCAGTATAAAAAAGTCAGTAAACAAGCGGTTTACAGACTGAAAAAATTTTTTTGAATTGTGTCTTTGATGATACATAATCAGAAAAGATCATAAAAAAATGACGTCATGACATTGATATATAATAGAATAGATGATATAATGACACCATGAGCAAAGCACACCAAAAAGCAGTAGAAAAATATAACAGCTTGAATTATGACCGCCTGACATTCAGAGTAAAAAAAGAAGACACTGAAATAATACGCCAGGCGGCAGCGGTGGCAGGTGAAACATTAAACAGCTTTATATATAAGTCTGTTATGGATAGAATAGAAAGAGAAGCACCAAAAGAGCTTGAACACATACCAATATATGATTAAACTATAATTATAAATCTATAGAAAGGAATCCGGCGCGTTGGTCCGAAAGGCTGACGCGCTTTTTTTATTGTCATTATGGGAGCCGCAAAAGATCAGAACGAAAATAAAACCGAATACCAGAAGATCATCAGCGGCGAAATTGAGCCGGTAGGCGCGCAAAAGGGATGGTTAAATCTACAAAAGCGCGTACCACTAAATCAGATGGACCCGGAAAAAAGAAAAGAGATATGTCAAAAAGGCGCGGCAGCGGTTAACAAGATAAGAGGCGAAAAAAAGACAGCCAAAGAAGCGCTTGAAAATATATTGACATTGAAAGTAAATGATAAAATCATCAGCGCCGCGGACCTGGAACCAGAGATTGCCGAACGATTAAAGCGAAGCGGCAGCGAGGTTACTTTTTATGATTTGATAAATTTAGTCGCGGTTGGCCGCGCGGTTAGCGGTAACATGAAAGCCTATGAGCTTATAAGAGATACCTACGGCGACGCTCCTATAAAACAGATAGAAGTCAGCGAAAACATCACGACAGACAGCGACCGCGAGATGTTGCGACTGATAGCGGACCGGCTGAAGCAAACCGACGTTGTAATAGTAGAAGATCAGACCAGGGAAGACGGCACCGGAAAAGATGACAATACATAATAGAATAATCAAACTATTCGTTAAAGTAAAGTTTGCCGCATAGTTTTAAAACGGCTACAAACCGCATAAATACAGGGTTTACAGGCATTTTAAGGATATGAAAACAGAAAACGGGATCAGGGATAAAGTATTATGTAAACTTAAATAGATAGATCAACAGGGAGATATATATATTTGAATAGATAATAATATGATCTTTTCCCTATCCCCCCTACCCCCCTTCCCCAGCCACCCCTCCCCATTGGGAGCGCCGCCGCCGCGCGCGGGAACCCTTATGAGCGCTCGCAAATTTTATGTAATTTTGAACTCGCTTTAGTGCGATAAAGTGCAAGGAGTGTTAACACCATGACAGAGAAGACAGAGACGTTTGGAATCCGCTTAAATACAGGGGATAAGAAGAAAATAGCGCAGTATATTACTCGAAAAAGTTTAGAGAGCATATTAGGGCAGATAGAGCGTGGAGAGATAGAAATAACAGACGAAGGGGTAACAATTCCAGTAAACAATAGTGTTAACACCATATCGGAAAGTGTTAACACCTATGAATATGATGATCCTGACGGGGAATGGGTAAGAGAGATAGCACATGATTTGAATATAGACGTAAAGACATTTAAGAGGAAGATAGAGCAATCAGTGAGGCGGTAAATTTTTAAAATCGCGGTTCGCTTACGCGAAGGGAGAATAGATGAAGCTACTAAAGAAAGATTTTAAAGTATACAAAGATTGGATATTCATATTGCCGACAATAACGGTGAGTTTGAATGATCCTCAATATAGGCCCAAGAACATTTCGATAGCGTTTCACTTTTTAGTATTCCACGCAAGATTACTTTGGATGAAGGGAGAGAGATTATGAACATACCTGAGCATGAACTTTTACAGAGATACGGGATAGGGAGATATGGAGCAGGGAACATAGACTTGTATAACAGGCCGCTGTTTAAGAATTTGGATGGGTCTGTGTCGACAGTCAGGAGCATGAGCTTTAACGATGGCAAGGGAGAGATACTTGTACCGACAGTAGCGCTTGATAATACAGGGAAGCCGTATGTGATGTCTGATGATGAGGCTATCAACCGGTACTACAACACAGGTGAGTATCTTGGGAAGTTTAAGACCATAGACGACGCTAATGATTATGCCGAGAGGCTACATAGACAGCAGGATCATATCTATAGTAAGAGGGGTACTAGATGACGATTGAAGAAGCAAAGAAAGAGCTATGGCCGATAAAAGAGATAGAGGCAGATATAAAGTCAGTTGAGTTGGAGATAGAGCGTTTAATGACGGTGGCAACGAAGATGACACCTAATTATGATGCACCTGGTTCACCTTCCCATAAGAATAAGATAGAGGAAGCGCTGATAAAGATAGAGGAATACCGTGGGAGATTGTCAAGGCTGGTAGTTGAGAGTATAGACGAGAAGACACGGTGTTTGAACAAGGTGAATCAGATTTACCCACGATCCATACGGAAGGTTTTATTGTATTATTATTTTATGGATTTCACGATGCAGAAGACAGCAGAGATGCTCGACAAGTCATATCAGTGGACGTACACGATGTTCACGTCGGCATTAGAGGAATATTGTAAAATTTCTGAAAAAAATTAAAGTTACTTGATAGATTTAGATAAAAAAAGTCTTTAGAATAGTAGTGGCAGAATAGATTTTGCGTTACTTCATCATTTATTATCAGAACTCCTTTCCAAAGGGGCAGTCAAGACGGCTGCTCCTTTTACGTTGTATGGATTTATCTACTAAGAGCTATAAAGAATTAAGGGAAATAGAATATCAGTATTGCCGAGAACATTTAGAGTATTTTGTTGAGACTTACGGGCATATAGAGGATAAAGACGCAGATACTTTAATACAGCCTTTCAAATTGTGGCCTGAGCAGGAGAAGGCACTAGGTCAGTTTAGGGATCATAAGTTAAATGTCATCTTAAAAGCCCGTCAGCTAGGTATTACATGGCTCGTTCTTCACTATGCGTTGTGGAAGATGATAAATCCAGGGCGAACCGTCATAGGTCTGTCAAGGACAGAGGACGAAGCACAGGAGCTTGTTCGTAGGATGGCGGTCATTTTGGATAACATGAGGTCATTATTTGCACCGAAGAACGACCAGCCTGTAAATTGGGCTAATGCTTATTGGGAGAATACTTCTTTAATTCTTACCATACACTTTGCGAACGGACCGGATTCAGTGTTTAAATGCTTTCCTTCATCACCGAACGCGGCAAGATCATTCACGGCAGACTTAATTGTGTTTGATGAATGGGCTTTCCAGCAGTTTGCGGAAGACATTTGGAAGGCAGGTTTTCCGACTATCAACAGACCTAATGGCGGTCAGGTCGTCGGATTATCCACTATTGAGCGTGGTTCGTTCTTTGAGAAGGTATTTACTGATCCTGATAACGGATTTAATAAAATTTTCATACCGTGGTACGCAGACCCACGAAGGGATGAGAAATGGTATGAGCAGACTAAACGTACTATGGGTGACATGATTACCCAGGAGTACCCAGCTACCATAGATGAAGCCTTAACAGTACCAGGGGGATCGTTCTTTCCGGAAGTAAAACGGGAAACGCACATTACTAATGTTGAATTAGAGGGTAAATTAAGGCGCTATGTGTGTTTGGATTATGGTTTGGATATGCTCTCAGCGCATTGGATTCAGGTAGATACGAAGGGAAACGCTCAGATTTACCGTGAATACGATGCACCGGACAAAACAATAGGCGCTGCTTGCGACATTTTAAGGTCTCTAAGCGGTGATGAACGCATTGAATATTGGCTTGCACCTTCTGATTTGTGGTCACGAAGTCAGGAAACAGGAAAATCAAGGGCAATTTTATTCAGTGAGAATGGAATTAACCTTACTAAAACATCAAGAGACTTTCCTGCCGGTTGTGCTTCCATGAAAGAGTGGTTGAAACCCATAGATGACAAGGCAAGGCTGACAATTTTGGAAGGTTGTGCGCCGAATTTATATAGATGCCTTCAAAAA